GGCGAGGTATAGTTCATCACAGCACAAACGTCCTATTTCTGTTCACGCTAAGCAAGTTGGGCATTTCGTACCTTACCAGCCTCCTAACCTCTGGCTGGTTGATAATTCTGTAATGCGGTGATTGCGTCCCATACTTCGCCCTCAACCGAGCGTAAATCCCATTTTGTTCGGTGACACTTGTTGCTTCCCAAAGAGTTTTTGCGTCACGTATTGCGGCGTTAAACATTCTGGTATAAAACGAACCAGACGATGATCCGATTACGTAAACCGTAGCATTTGCTATTGCGTTTCTTAAACCTGTCGGGATTCGAACTTCTTGCGAAGTTGAAAGGTTGCGGAACAGTGTTTCCCGTGCCGAAATAAGCGCTCTGCCGACAATGCTGTCCGCACCACCGACATTTATAAGCGCCTGCGCAAACGCCTCATTTTTTGCGTCGTACGTGACCTGCTCCCAGACTTCTTCTGCTTCTCTTCTAGCGGCGTTTTTGTACGTCCCATACTGGTTTGAATGGTCAGCGTAAGGAACACCGGCCTCGTCGTATCCCATCAGTCGCTTGATCTGATCATTTAGCAATGACTCAATATCTGATGGGAGCGCAGAGGAGTCTGCTGTTTCACCGGTATAGCCACCCCCACCGGAACCGGTTGGCGCTTCTGGGTCGGCAGGGATGCGGAAGGAAACAGTGACCGGATCAGATACACCTTCGTCAAAGTCAACAGCAGTGATCAGATACAAGCCTTCAAAATCGGGTATTCCAGTGAGGTTTATCGTCATGCCCGGACGCAGTTGACGACCGTTGGTTCGTTCAACAAGGATGCTGCCTTCCGCGTCCATCGGATCATCGTCTGAACGACGCAAAGTGGGCATGTCCATCAGTTGGTATCTATCTGATGCTCCTGCGAAGGTTCCTTCTGCGTTTTCCGGCCAGCCGAACGGGATCAGCGTATTGCCTTGGAAAATGAACTCTGGATCACCCCATTTGCCAGCAAGGTTTGTTTGTGATGTAAAAAAAAGAATGTTGTTGGTTTCAAATACAACGAATTGGTTGTCGTTCGCAACTCTGGTCAGAACATCCCAAACAGATTCGTCAACGTTTGCGCTTCTTCCCTTTACGATTGTCTGCGATTTGGTTGTCTCTTGGCCAAAGAATCCCATGCTGAATCGCGCAGCAATAGCCCCTGCGAACTGTGTTGGGGTCATGCCAGTGAACGCTTCTGCGCCTTTGTCTCGCTTCATCAACTGAACAGGCTTACTTCTTGCCGAAATCCTGTACAGGGGGTCGTAGCCAGAACTCCTCTGCACCTCAACGGCACTTATCTCAAAAAGCATTCCCGAGTAAATAACGTCTCGCCTAATTTGAAAGTAGTTTGCTTTAGCGAATTTGAATCCGGGATCCAAAATTTCAAAGTTGATTTCCGAACACATGTCCATTGTGAACGAAACGGAGAGCCTTGTGATCGCTGGCGCAATATCAAGATTCTGGCCAGAGGGGCTACTGATCGCAATCAGGTTCGAATCGATGGGAATGAAGTTAGCCATGGCTCAGCGTGCTCAGTCGCCGATAAGCGGTCTGCCGTACCGCTCCCAACTTTCGGTCCACGAAATAAAATCAGTTTCCGCGTCAGCCTCTTCGTCCCGTGTGTTCTGGGTTGCTGGAGTTTCAGTGTAAACGATGTCCGGCAAAGTGATTACTTGAATATCTCCCGGGTTGTCGTTTTCAACAATGCTCATCCTGACTGATGCCTGCGTGATGCGTTGATCCGCGTTTCGGCGCACCGATTCAAAACTCATGTCCGTAATCGACCAGTAGATACCGTTCGTCGTTATTCCCTGAGGTGTGGTGCCACCCAAAAAACTGTCAGCATTGTAGAACGACACCGGTCGCCCACTGTTCGCGATTGAACGCAACACTTCAATGCTTTCCTCAACGTTCACACGCAAACCGTCATACGGCACAGCGACAAGGAACTCAAGGCTGACACGACGAGCCTTGAAACGAGAAAACGCGATCAACGGTTTCTGGCCGGGTCGTTCAATCTCTGCGATCTCCGGCGCAACTTCCGAATAACTCACCTGAGTAGGCGGGAATGGGAACGTGAACTCCAACACGTCGCTCTGAGTGCTGGTGGGGCGCGCCCTCATCTTCGGATACACGACACCAGACTCGTCGGTGGTGATCAGACCGTCACGATTCACGATAGAACGCAGCGTGGAACGTGAACGTGCGGACACCTTGATTGTTCTGAGGTTGGACTTTCTGTCAGCCACGATTACCTCCGCTCCGCCATTGATCGCTGCTGGCTTTCAATTTTACGCACAACAGCGTTCGCCAAAGCCTCTTCGTCCATTCCCGGTGTTCCGTACACTTGAACGTTGATGTTGGTGCTTCCACCCTGAACGGCGGGGGTCATCATGCCGCCACCCATGTATGGGGTTGCGGTGTCTCCCATCGGGGTGCTTCCCGGAACAACATGGAGGTGTCGGTTGCCTCCCGCACCGTGGAAATCCGCGTATCCGCCGCCTGCCAGCACTGCCGACTTGTACAGACCGAGGTTTTGTCCCACAAGATCGTAGGCGCGGCCTGCGGCATGATCTGATCCCATGGATCCAAGGTTGTAGCCACGTAGCGAGGAGGTTACGGAGCGTGATCCGGCGATCATAGAGTTGAAACGTCGGTGGGCCATCATTGTGTCAACGAGGCTGCGGCGTGGGGTGCGACTGTCGCCGCGACCCCGCTGACGGGGATCAGCCTGCCCATAAGCGGTGGTTCTGAACCCCAGCATTTCGTTGTATCTTTGTTGGTCCATGTAGCGACCAAATCCGACATCTATGCCCATTGTCGCTCTGGTCTCATCAACCATTCTTTGCTGTGTGCTCGTTTGTTCCCGGAATAGGTTTGACAGACCGTCGATCATGTTTTGGATTGCTGCGTCAAATGCGGCAGCAGCGTTCATCATGGGATCGTTGATAGCGGCACTAAGTTCATCAAGGAAAATTGCGTTCTGTTCCTGCTCTGTTTGCAGAACCTCAACAGCAACATCACCAAGTCCCAAATCCCCAAGCGCTGAACGAGCAAATGCTCCGGGCTGAAGGTTGGGGTCTGTTCCGAGAAGACCAGCAAATTGTCCACTGAGGACACCTTTATTACGGGCCTGAGCGCCCAGAGCGATCAGTGATTCTCCACCCATGCCTTGTAGGCGTGACTGGAGTTGAGCGCGGTTGAGGGTGACACCCATGATTGCTGCTTCTTCAAGCAAGTTGGCAGCAACTTGATCTCGGATGGCTTGCTCGGTGTCTCCAATAAGTTGGTTGAACGCTTCTCCGGTGGCGCCCGCCATGACTTGACCGCGCATACCCCCGAGCGATGCACCGGCTCCGAACTGGGCACCACCGACTCCAAGGTTTGCCTGAAGGTACTGAAGCGCGCGCAATGGGTCTCCCATGCCAACCAGATTTGCTTGGGTTGCTGCCGCCTGAAGGAACTGCAACCCCTCTAAATCGCCAAAGGTGCCACCTGCTAGCGCTTCACGTGCTGCCTGTGTTGCCGCATTGATAGCCGGTTCGTTCTCCAGTATTTGAAGTGGAGCGATAACCGCATCGGCTATCGCCTTACCGAACGCACTGTTGATTGCGGTGTTGAAATCATTACCAAAATTACCTACAACCAAACCGGTTTCACGAAGCACGTCTTGCAATGACATCAGAGGATTACTCAGGTCAATTTCAAGGCTACGGGCAAGATCTTGTATTTCATTTTTGCTTTTGCCAGTAATTTTCGCTAAGTCTTCTGCTTTCCTATTGTGTAGGTCTAGTTGCTTGTTGAGTTTTTCTTCTTCTTCTGCCCACTGCTTCATTGCTGATGCGTTGAACACGTCCGACTCTGAAGTTCTGTCGGCCAAAGCAAAAAACGCTTCTTTTGCTTCACCCAATTTAGTTTTTGCTAGATCAATATTTCCACCGGAAATAAGTTTTGAAACCTCATCGCTGTATCCCTCGGTGAAGAACTGTGCTCCTTCTGCAACTCTGTCTTCAAACTCACGAGACTTGAAGAAACAGATAAGCCCGCCAACAAGGGCACCACCGATTGCACCAACTACGTTTCCGACTCCCGGAATAATCGTTCCGATTGCGGCACCCATAGCGGCACCACCAAGAACACTTGATGCGGTGCTCCCGCTTTGGCGTGCGATCATCCCTGTTGCACCGGCTGTAGCGAAACCTCCAAGAAGCGCATACGGTGCCGCCCTACCGAAAGCACCCATGCTTCCGCGCGCGGCCTTACCCCTTTTACCGGGACCCAGCGCCATCCCACCAAAAAGACCGAGTGCCGCTCCTACCGGTCCGAGCGCTGACAATCCTGCGATAAGAGACGAAATCTGCGATACGAGAGTGCCAAGCGCCTTGACTACAGTGGTGATGACTGGAAGCGCTTCAAAGAACGCGGTCCTCATTGTCCTAAACAACGTAAATATTTCTCGGATCAGATCGCCCACTGCACGACCGAACTTCATCAAGTTCTCTTCGTTGCGAAGAATAAGGTCCGCAAAATTTTCGAAGCCAGCAGATATGCCCCCGCCGACGGCGCGCAGAATCTCACCAAAAAACTTGTTAAGCGTGGCGCCAGCATCAGAAAAGTTCTCTAACCACGCTTTGAAGCGTCCAGTCGTCCGACTGAAAAAGTCGGTAAATCGGCGCCAGCCGTCAATAAAGTTGCCCAACACCTCTTGGGTCATCGGCAGATACTCGTTGAACAACTTCGCGGTCAGGTTGCCGATCTTGTCGGCAGCGCCTACAACGAAATCGATGAACGGCCCGTTGGCGAAAGCGTTCAGGTTTCCAGTGATTTGGAAAATCGTTCGATACAGAATCTTGCGGACCGCGTTGAACGCTGTTTGGATTGGCCCGATGAAACTCTGGCCAAGGTCACCGAAAATCAACTGCATCTCCGTGGCAAACGACTTCAATTGGCCGATCAGGGTGCCCTGAACATTCGCGGCAGTGCCAGCAATACCCGCATCTTGCGCCAACTGGCCGGAAGCCAACAACTGGATCAGTTGAGCGTTCGTTTTCTTCCCACCCGAAATCGCATCCTTGTATGCCTTCTCAAACTGCGGACCCAACTCTTTGGCGGCAGACAAAAGATTTTCTCCGCCCGCAGCCTCACCCTTCTGCAACAACGAGATGACGTTCGCGGCGGCAAGCAAACCCTTTTCCATGTCGCCCGAAGCAACAGCGAAATCGGTGAGGCCACGAAGACCGGCAACTGTTGAACTAGTGACGCGAGCGTTACGGGAAGCAGCAGCAAACGCCCCCGTCAACGACTCCACACCAAAAACGGCAAGTTGAGCGTCACCTTGGACGCTTCGCAAAGCCCGAGACGCGGCAGTGAAGTTGCCGCCATAACCGCCAGAGGCTTGAGCGGCAGCCATCTGACGCATCGCGGCAGCGAACGTCGCGGCAAGCGCAGCGATACCGGCAGCAGCATTGGCTGCGGCTACACCAACTCCACGAACAGTTGCGGTCCACGCCCGGTTCAGCAATGAACCAGTCTTGAGGAGCAGGTTGACGGATGAAAGCGCCGCCGCATAGGCGAGCGTTTCGATAAGAACCGCTTTCAGCGCGAGACGCAACGTTTTGCCGAGAATGTCACCCAACTTCTTGCTCCCACGCGAGAACAGATCTTGGGCTTTTCTGGCACGACTCGTTGCCTTGTCGTTATCACGGGTTCTTTTATTTACGTCATCTTGCGCCTTGGCAAGATCCTTCATGCGGTTCGTCGTGGATTGGGACTGCTTGTCCAAATCCTTCATCGACTTGCCCATGTCGTCAATGCGGTTACCCAACGCATTGAAACGCTTCTCACAGGCGTCGGCCTGCGCGCATAGGGCCGCTAGTTTGCGCTGTACCCGGTCGATCTGGCTGGTATCAGCCCTGACACGTATGCGAATTGTGACATTTTCATTGTCCGCCATACGCGAACTCCGCCCATGCTACAGAGTATGTTTAGCCCCTATTTTGCGTTCCGCTGACGCTCAATTTCGGCTCTGTCCGACTCTATAACTTTAGCACAGGCATACCTAATCAGCCATTCCTCATCACTGCTGTCAAGTATACGAATTGGGTCTGTGCCGAATAGTTCGCCCAGCCGTGCTGCGCTCTGAATTCGTGCGTCCGAGACGAGATCGTCTAGGACATCTTCGTAGGGTCCACGGTTTCCACCGTGTCCCCGTAACCGGCAGCCTCAAGGATGGCGAGGGCCGCAGCCTCCAAATGGGGGTCGATACCGAAGAACGCACGCACACAGTCCGGAATCGGACGGCTCGTCTCAGTCATCTTGAGAATCGCATCCGAACCGAATGTCAACGGGTAGCCGTTGTCGTCGGTTGCCTGCTCGTCACCAACAAAGATGCCGGTCGTGGTGTGACCGATGACGGCACACGCAAACTTGATGGAATCCATCCCGTTCTTAGTGTCCTCACCAGCATTCTTGCGCCACGAACGCAACTGATGTTGGGTGATGTTCGGGGAAACCTGAATCGTGATGTTGGCACGCTCAGGAACCTCAATGAAGACTGAGGGGCGCTCAACCTTCTTTGACAGGGTGTCCTTCAACTGGTCAAGGACCGTGGGGGCCTTGCTGGAAGAGGAACGAGACGGCTTCTTCTCGGAAGCAGCCTCTTCTTCAACTTCGTAAAGTTCATCGCTCATAGCGCAGAACCCTAGCATAGGAAAAGGGGCGCCAGTGGCACCCCTAAACCTTTATTCTGAAGTTGACAGTTTGTCAGTTGGGGGCGCTAGCCACCGTCGAAACGCTGAAGGTCAGCGAGTAGGTGGCGGGAGCGCCCGAAGCGGCGTCACCCTCAGGCTCGGTGAGCCCGACGAGCAGACACTCCGGATAAACCCGGGTGGCCTGCGGGTTCTCAATGTCGCAGTTGAGTTCCTTCACGGTCACGTCGTAGTAGGCGCGGCCAACCATCTGACGGACCGCCGTCAGGAAGTCGCCATCGACATCACGATCGTAGTGACGGGTGACGGTGAGGTCACCAATCTCAGAAGGAGCGCAAAGCGTCTCCGGGAACAACTTGCCACCAACGTAGATCTTCTCCACGGAAGCGGTGATTTCGCCGCCGCTCACCTGAGCGAAGTACTGGACGCCAGCATCGGCACCCATCTTCGGGGGAACTTCGACGTTCTTGCCAGAAGAGGGGACGATTGTGGCGACAATCTGCCTCTGAGCCAACTTAGTCATGTTTTGCTCCTAATCAGACTACTGATGCGGTGAGGTTGGACTTGGTGACATCAACCTGAATCTGGTCGCTGGTGGACGAAACCCGGATACCGACCTTCGCCTTGACTAGACCACCGGCCAACTGGCTCAGCGGGTTGATGGCATCGTTGACCTGCACTGAGTAGCCGTAGTCGATACGGCGACCAGTGTTGTCGAACGCTTCGTACAGTCCGCCAGCGATGCGGATTGGCTCAAGGAGCGCAACCAGTCGGGCGCGGACTTCAGAGAAGAGGGCCGAGCGACCGTCGATTGGCGAGAAGATCAGATCCTCAAGGGTGTTCTTCGCGCCGTTGACGACGTAGTTCAGCATCTCGCGGGAGGTGATGAACCGGAAGTTGTCCTCGTCAGCCGAGAGACAGCGGGCACCGTAGATGCGAACCCGACCGTTGATGAGACGGAGGGCGTTCACCCGGTTCTCGTCAAGGCTGTCGCCGGTGTCCTTGCTGACCGCGCTGGCAAGCCCGGTGATGTAGGAACCCTCAGAGTTGGCACCCGCGTAAGCGGTCCAAGCGCCGATCCCGTTGTGGGCAAGCGCACGCTTCGCGGCAACATAACCCTCAGGGGAAAGCGTCAGGGTGGTGCCCGCATCGGTGGTCATCTTGACCCACGGGAAGAAGGCGGCGGCGTACTCGGCGTTGGAGCCAGCACTCAGGTTTGCGGCAGCGCTCTCAACCGTCGAAGCCGAATCATTCTCGCCGAAGGCAAGAAGGGCGATCCGGTTGTTCGCGGCGGCGTGAGCGATAAGCGCAGCGTGGATCACGGTGCGATCGCTGAAACCGCCGTCGTCCGGAACCGCAATGGCACCCGGGCCAAGATCGTCGCTGAAGTTGTCGACACCGGTCGTGTAGTCCGAGTCAACGATGCCGCTCTCGTCGGCGTCACCGGCGCTGAAAGCGTCCTTGGTGAAAGCCTGAAGGGTTCCGGCACCGGCAACAGCGGTGGCGTACAGCGCACCAGTCGCGGTAGCGGCGTTCAACTTGTTGGCGGCAGCAGCCGAGGTGGCCACTTCGCCGGTTGAGTAGACGAGATCGCCGTCAAGGTACAACTTGAGGGCGAAGCCGCTGCCGAGGGCGACAACTTCTGCCTCTAGGTTGCTTGACCATGAGCCCTGACCGGTGGCGGTGAGGGTGAGGGCGTCGCCGCCTCCACCAGTGACGGTGAGTTCTCCGAACGTGGCGCTGGCGCCAGTGATCCGGGAGACATACACCTGAGCGCCACCCTCTTCGAAGAAGGTCTGGACCTGCTGGTGAACCGCGCCGCTGGAGATGTACCCGCCGTAGACAGTCTCGTACTGAGACAGGCTGGTGATCAGGGTTGGCGTACCTTCGGTTCCACGCTCGGTCCGACCAACCATGAACATGGTTGCAGTCGGGTTGATGTTCGTGGTTGACGGTCCGGTGCGAACCGCTGTGTTTACTACAATGCCGGGCATGTGGCTTCCTCCGCTCCCAAGCGTGTCGTTCTTTCGGGGATGCTTCTCAAAGTATACCTAAAGTGGCTCTGGTCTTTTGCAACTAGCCCGTGGGCTCGCATATATTGTCCACGATGCAGCACTGCTGTAGTGGAAGGTATCAATTTATGTCTTTCAGTAAAGGTAGAAGCAGTTCTGATTCTGTTTCGTAAGTTACCGATGCTGAAGGTGACTTCGCTTCATAAATTGTGGTTCTTTCGACTTTCTCTTCAATGGTTAGCGTGTACGCGACATAGCCGCCAGCCATAACTCGCTCACCTTTGATCATGGTGAGGTCTGAATATTCCTCTCGGATCGACCCTTCGTCAAGAACAACATCGAACCCTTCGTTCAGGGCGCAACGATTCAAACTTGGCGAGTCAAGAAATGCGGAGCGAACAACTGTCATGAGTCGATCACGTTTTGCTGTGACTTGTTCGGAGTCGTCGTCTTTGACCCAGACGTAGGTTCGCATTGCGTAATCGACGCGGTACACCGGATCCATGTTTGTGGAGTATCCGTCTCGCGTCAGACCGTTCATTGAAATCAGAACGGTGATAAGGGTGGGCCACCGGTCCAGAGCAACTGGCTCGTAAACGAGATATTTAATGGGCTCGGGGAGATTTTCGTCGTCAACGTTCCATGCGTTGCGGTACGTCAACAGTCTGTCGGGTAGATCTTCCCGCAAATATTCGTTTACAAACTCTTTTGCGCGCCAAGCGCCTTGCATCGTCACGGTAGATCACCTCTGGTTACCCAACGCAGTGCTTTGCGAGCGGTTTCCTGCGAGAAACCCGTCGGGTTGAAAACGATTTTACGCGCAGGCATCTTCTCTGTTCCGTACTGATGGAACTTGGCGTACTCCACGTTCGTTCCGAACTGGGCGTAGTCATCAGTAATGACGTTAGGTGCCCCACGTAGATTTGTGAGACTGCTGAACAGTCGTCCGGTTCGACGCATGATCGGCCACGCATAATCACGCTTCCGGGGATCCCAGCCACCGACAGGTAGACCACCTGTCGAAAAGTTTTCTGCGTTGGCTTTTTCCAACTGTGTTCTCGCATCACGGAACACGGGGGCGAAGTTTCCTGCCCGAGCCTGCATCGCTTGAAGATGCCGGATCACACCATCGGCATCGCAGTCAATGTCGATTTTGACTTTCATCAGGAAATCCTTATGCGCCGGTAGCGGCGCAGTGACTGAACTTCCTCCGGAGTGAAACCTGTGGTGAGCGGTGCGACATTCCGAGTTTCAAGATCCTTGATGCCCACCACGTCATCGTGCATGTTTTGCATCTCTCGTGCTGCTGCCCGAAGGATCACCAGTTTGAAATGTTTGATGTTGTCCCCGGCAAGACCGGCAGTGTAGGTGATGTTCAAGGTGTCGTTGGCGAACGTCCGGTATACGTCAACACCGTATTTGAGAACAGTGAAGTCTCGCCCCTCGGTGAGGGAGACGGTTGCTGAGCCGGGATCTGGTCCGGTTGCGGTGAGGCTAGAAACAGCAACGACTGGCGAGTTTTTCAAATAGTAGGTGTAAGGAGGTTGAAGGAATGCGAGGACGTTGCCAGTGGTGTCCAACGAATAGTCGTAGAAAAACGACGTGTTCGGAATACCTACGTTGTTGTACTCAACCTTGTGAGTTTCAGTAAATTCTTGGACTTCAACCGGACGGCGAAGAATCGACTCAAGTTCGCTCTGAAGTCCTTCCAGAACATAGGTTGCGGCATGGGATTGCCGGTTGGAGAACTTGATGTCCATGTAACGCTCAAGTTCGGTCTGGGTGACGAGCATTTGACAACCTCGCAGGCAGCGACAGATGATTCCATTCTGATTTTACAGGGTTTACACCCACCGCAGGTTTACCTACATGTAGTTCTCTAAAACGCTGTCCCAGTTCTGCGCCATTACACGAACATCAAGTTCGCGCTTGACAAGATCTAACTGTTTCTTTGCTTCTTGGTTTCTCACCGAGTAGTTGGTGAGTTCCAAAATATGCTCGTTCCATTCATCTTGGTTCGATGCTAGGCGCCCGATCCCGTAAACTTCCTTGAGTCTGGCGTACTCCCCAAGGTTCGATGCCACAAACGGAACCCCAGCAGCGGCATACTCAATGGCTTTGATCCACGATTTGGCGTGATTGAACGGAACATCGTTCAA